GTTTCCCAGTCACGATCAACTGTCGCTCCCCCCTTCATAATTTCCGGAACAAACGGAACAATAGAACTTTACTTTAATAACAATACCCTACAGAGACCACTAAACGAACATTCAAGAACATTAACAAAACGTCACGATATACCGCGATACATAAAGAACATTACTCAGAAAACTTGACATTCACGAACATTCATGTTACATTGGTATATGTTGTGGTGAGAAGAAACCTTCACAGACAAAGCACCGCGACCAACTGTAGTGGCTCACTACCAACCAAGGAGACCAAACCATGCCTATCAAAGCCTACTGCCAATCATGCGACCAGCCGTTCGATCTTCGCCGAAAGCAACTCGGGTACAACTTCTGCCTAGAGTGCGGCGACTATCACGCGAGTAAGCAACGCGCCGGATGGACTGTAGCACCTATCGCGCACAAGCAAGGCGCGACCCTCGTCACGAACAAAGCCGACCTCAAGGGTCTCAACAAGTACGCGCTGTGAGCGCACTAACCAAACACAGGAGAAGAACTATGAACATGCTAACACAGATCAACCCGCAAAGTAGTGACTCACTACAACCCACGCCAACCGAAGCGCCGACACTCGCGTCTTCCTCGATGCTCGTCGAAGTCAACATATCGAACTGGGCTGGACGCAAGAAAGACAAGCGCGCCTCCGCCGATGTAACCTCCGCCAACCATGCCGACACAGGTGTGGCAAGCGTGAACAAGAAATTGCTCGCGAACTCCGACACACTCAAAGCGATACAGACACACGTCACCGCTACGCGCAACATCCACGCCAACATGACAATGCCGTGGTCCAACTCCGGTCTGCGTCTGTTACCCACAGCGCAGTACTTCAAGTACAGCCAAGCGATGTCTGAGATGCAGAACGAGTTTGACAAGCTGGTCCAAGATTTCCTGACCTCATACAACGACGAGGTTGTTGACGTACAACTCAAGCTGGGCGACTTGTTCTCGCGTGACGACTACCCCACAGTCGAGACCTTGGAGCGTAAGTTTGCCTTCCGCATGAACTACATGCCACTGCCTGATGCAGGTGACTTCCGTGTGGACATTGGCAACGATGCACTGCGTGAAGTCAAAGAGGCCTATGCCGACTTCTACGCCAAGCAGTACAACACTGCGATGAATGACGTGTGGACACGTCTGCACACGGCACTGACCAATATGAGTGAGCGCCTCGACTACGGCAGCAAGGAGGACAAGAAGGTCTTCCGCGACAGCCTCGTGGGTAACGTCAACGACATGATAGAACTTCTTCGTGTGTGTAACGTGACCTCGTCCCCGCAGATGGCACAGATGGCGAACCGCCTCGAAGACGCGATGTCTGGCGTGACACCTGACGGGTTGCGTGAGGACGATACCTTCCGCGCCGAAACCAAAGCGGCAGTAGACGCCGCGATCAAATCACTACCATCCCTAGACCTGTAAGGAGAACGACAATGGGTATCTTTAACAACGAAACCACCCGTCGGGTGGTTTCTGAAACCACCCGCCCGATGAAGACAACGCAGCAGCGTGTGCATGAAGTGCGCACCATTATGAGTAAGGAGCTGGGCATGACCCTGACGCCTGAGCAGGCGGTCGAACGGCTATGCAATATCTTCCTCGCTGAAACCACACAACAGTAGTGACCCACTACACAATTGGAGAACAACATGACTAATCAAGCACAACAGATGTATGCACTGAACCTCGACCAGTGTGTCGATCTTATCAAAGCCGTGGGTAGCAAGCGCACCATACTCGCACAGGGTGACATGGGTAACGGCAAGTCGTCGATGCTCACCACCTTGGCAGAACAACTCCCCACGCATAGGCCCATATACTTTGATGGTACGACCAAAGACCTTGGCGACATTATGATCCCGTCCATGCAGTCTATCGAAGAAGAGGGATGTGTGCGCATGATCCCACACGAAGAACTCGGTCTGCATATCGAGGGGCCGATCATCCTGATGCTCGACGAGTATGGCAAGGCGAACCCCGCCGTGAAGAACGCCATGCTGCGACTGATGTTGGAACGTAAAGTGGGTAGTTACTCACTACACCCTGACAGCTTGGTGTTTGCCACAACGAACAAAGGCGGCGAGGGTGTCGGCGACCTGCTACCACCACACGCACGGAACCGTATGACTGTGGTGCAGATCAAGAAGACTGACCACATGGCGCTGATTGAGTTTGGCATCAACGATGGTTGGGATCACAGCATGTTGGGTTGGATCAAAGACAATCCGCAGCTGTGTGCATCGTACGAAGACGTCAAAGACCCCGACGAGAACCCGTACATCTTTCACCCCAAGCAGGCTCGCGCTGCCTTCGTGACGTCTCGATCTCTGCACTCTGCATCTGACATACTCAAGCAGCGGCACTTGATTGACGACGTGACACTGACCGCTGCCCTCATGGGTACAATCGGTGATCGTGGTGCGATGGACTTGATGGCGTTCGTGTCGTTGGCTGACCAGCTGCCTAGCTTGCAGTCGATCAAAGACGATCCGGCCAATGCCAAAGTGCCCGACAGTGCAGCAGCTATTTGCATGGTTGTGTATAGAACTCTTGCTGCGTTGGAGAAAGACTGGCTCAACGCGTGGATGGACTACCTGCCACGTCTCGACACCGAGGCACAGGCGATGTTCGCCAATGGTGTACGTTCACCGAAGTATTCCAAGCAGTCCATGGTGATGACCAACAAGAAGTTCACCGAGTGGGCCATGCAAAACAACCACCTCTACACAGCTGACAAGGTGTGAAGATTATAACCGCAACCCATAACAAGGAGAAAACCAATGGGTAAAAAATGGACAGACAAAGAGGACGATGTCCTCGTGACAATGCGTGACGCAGGTACAAGCTACCGCGAGATTGCCTCGATTATGGGGCGCACAGCGCAGTCGTGTCAGCAACGGATATTCAAGCTGGGTAAGTCCAAGCCGCAAACAAAGCCGAAAATGGTGCAGGAAGTGACTCCTGTGGCTAACCTCTACCAAGAGGCATCGTATCCGCTCGATCTCGACTACACCTTCTTGAAGCCGAAGCCTACGCTTCTTGAACGTATCATCCACAAGCTCTTTAGGAGATAACAACATGCTCATGCTAAACCAACTAACAGAGGAGCAGCGGCTTACCAAAGCCGTTGTTTCCATCATGGGGAACCCGAAGTACACGGCGCTTGCCGGTGTGCTGATGATCGGGAACCGCAACATCGTGGACGACCCGTCCGTACCAACCGCATGTACCAATGGACGTGACGAGATGTATGGACGTGAGTTTGTGAAGCAACTCAACGATGCCGAGCTTAGGTTCTTGGTGTTGCACGAGGTGTACCACAAACTGTTCCGGCACCTGACAACGTGGCAGCACTTGTTCAAACAAGACGCCGAACTTGCGAACATGGCGTGTGACTACGTCATCAACCTCAAGATCGTGGACGACAACGCGAAGGATAAGTTCGCCACGATGACAGGTGTTCTCGAAGACGGATGTTATGACCGCGAGTATGTCGGCATGGATACCGCACAGGTGTACAACTTGCTACGTAAAGACCAAGATGGTGGTCAGGGTAGTGGCTCACTACCTAATGGACAGCAGCCGTTCGACGAACACGATTGGGATGGCGCGGAAGAGATGACCGCCGATGAACAACGTGAACTCGCACGGGAGATCGACGAGGCAGTACGCCAAGGTGCGTTGGTTGCAGGTAAGATGGGCAGCGGTGGTGATCGTGACCTAGCCGAACTGCTACAGCCACAGGTCAACTGGCGCGAGGTGTTGCGTGAGTTTGTGCAGACTACATGCACAGGCAGTGACTACTCTACCTATCGCCGACCCAACCGCAGGTACTTGTCCAGCGGCATGTATATGCCTAGCGGTATCAGTGAGCAAGTCGGGGAACTGGTGGTTGCGATCGACACGTCTGGGTCAATCGGACAGCGGGAACTCTCTGCGTTTCTGACCGAGGTCAAAGAGATATGTGACGCGGTACACCCCGAGGCTGTACGCCTGATGTATTGGGACACCCGTGTATGTCGTGACGAGAAGTATGACATGCACGAACTCGATACACTTGTGCAATCTACCAAACCGGCAGGGGGTGGCGGCACCGATGTTACCTGTGTCACCGATTACATTCGGGACAACAACATCAACGCGCAAGCTGCAATCGTGCTGACCGATGGCTACCTATTCGGTGGCTGGGGTCAGTGGACAATGCCTGTGCTGTGGTGTGTCATGGATAGCGGCAGAACCGCAGACGTAGGTAAAACTGTACACATAAAGTCGAGGGATATGTGAGATGGGAAAACACGCGACCAATCGTAGGGGGGAACGCGAGAACGGACGCTTGTTCCGATCTAGCAGGCGGCGCGATGCCTACTTCCGTAAACTGAAAGAAGAGAAACTAACCAAGAGAGAGAAAAATAAAATGAGCAAGATGGGAAACTACGTTGTGGGTCTACAGGAGGAGCCCACATATATAAACTGTCCCGAGTGCGAGGGCGAAGGCACAGTCGAGCGCGAAGTCTGGGTGCGCCAAAGTGCAACTTGGCATGGCGACTTTGAGTCGAAAACGCAGGATTGCGATAACTGCAACGGCGCAGGTAGGATCGAAAGGGATGACGATGCTTGAATACTTAGAAAGCGAAAATGTTACTTGTGGCAAGATCATGCGACACGAGGCAAGTGGTGATGCTAGAGAGACTAGGGTTTGGACATACCGCAATGACCTTGGAGAAGAATTTCTAGCGGGTAGTAAAGCGGAGTGCCGAAGAGTGGCCCTCAAAGATTTACGTCTGTGCCGTGTTGATCTGGTTGCAGAATACAAAGCCGCTGGAGGTATTCTCAAGTTTGAGTACTCTGATACCTTCCAGAGGCAAAATATAAACGATCTTGCGGACTTACTAAAAATAGCGCGAGGCCGCTGGGCATGGTTTGAAAAGCTACATAAGGCAGTGTGCAAAGAAAATAAGGAGTTGAAATCTAAGCTAAAAACAATCTCAAAATATGCAGGGGGCAGCAATGACTGAAGAAGAAGTACAGAAGAAGATCGAAATCGCTGGTGCGGTCGGTGCTATCTTTGGCTTTGCCAGTGGCGTTGGCATGATGCTACTGGTCGCTATAATCTTTTGAAGGAGTATCGTGTGGGTAGCCGTTGAAATCTAATGTGACGCATTCGGTAGCAACGCCGTCCGAAGTAAACAACCGCCATTCCCGTGGCGAGGTGGTTTATCTTGCAGATGGAAGCTACCCACTCAACTAACCTAAACGAAACTAAGATCACAAGGAAGACTAAAAATGTTAACATATACAACTTATCGTTCTTTTGCAGAGGTAGTGGCTCACTACGATCGCATCACCCCACTGCGCGGCGCGCAGAACAAAGGCAAGGACATCCGCCCTATTGGTGATCGCCGCCGCAAGTACGAACGTATCGTGAAGATCAGCAACAGCTGCTACGCCTTGTCCGATGGGTATCACTTTGGTGACAAATACTTCGGTAGATTTATTTATGGTGCGCAGGTCTTCACGCCGACACTCGCAGACATGGAGAAGTATGCACCCATCGTGTGGCGTAAGAAGCGTGATGGCACCGAAGAAGTCACCCTGCGTAACGGCTGGGGTCCGGGTTCGCACAACGGCAGGTACGAATTCATATACCGCCATTCGCCACTGCATATGGGGTTCCGCATTCAAAATGGCAAACAATTCGTCGGGGCAGGCGGCACGGACTATTATCTGGCCAAGTCAACAACGATGCCGAAACAGATACACGAAAAGTTAACCAATAACCAATTTTACAAGTGGGCTTCACCGCGTGACGACAACTCTGCAGTTAAGTTCATACGTATCGAGGGTGGGTGGCAACATGTCGAGGGTACAGGACGCAGCTTGCCAAAAGCGCCGACAGTCAACAAAGACCTCAAGGCCAAGTTCAAGGACGACATCAAGAAATTCTTCGAATGGGGTATGACTATGTCGCCGCTATTGCCGCTGGGGGACAGCGATTACAAGGGAACACAAATGGCAGACCTGTACGCGCACTACGAACAGAAGCCGAATTGGCAGGGGATACAACCTGCGCCGCTTGTGGCTCGCAGTATCGTGCGTGACGATCAACATGATGCGCGGCTTGCGTTGTGGGTACTCTTCGCCAAGGACTGCACCGATGATAACTATGGGTGGCATTGGAACATAAAGTATCTAACCCAAACGGTAAAAACCAAGGAGGACTTAGCCAAAGTACGCTCACGCTACAACGCGTTCATCAATAAACAACTAGGCTTTATGCAGAAGTAATGTGGAGAACAATTATGCCTCAACTATCACTCAAACTCGTAAAAGATATCATCGCACAGAAAGATGTCATCACTGTGAATTTCGGCACTATGGACATGGCACATGATCGTGACTGGGAAAC